TATCCTTCAACATTGTGTGAAAAGACTTAGTTCTAGAGAAACTTATGACCAAAAATGGATAGAATGTACAAAGAAGAGGTATCGTTATGCTCAGTAAAATAAAAGTTTACGGCAGATTAGCTCGCTTTTTAGGACAAAGTACTTTTGAAGCTGAAATAAATTCTACAGTAGATGCAATTAGATTTTTAACAGCAAATTTTCCTAATTTGCAATCACACATGATAGAACAAAATTATTGTGTAAAAGTTGGAAATTATGAAATAAACGAAAAAGAATTAGATGTGCCTGTCGGCCAGCAAGAGATAAAAATAGTGCCTGTAGCTGTTGGTGCTAGAAGAGGTCTTGGAAGATTTTTGTTAGGAGCAGTTCTTATAGGTGTTGCAATAGCAGCCCCAGGTGCAGGATTCGCTCTTGGTTCTAAAGGTGTAGGTTTTATAGGTGCAGGAGCAGCCCCAAGTGCTCTTATGGCTGCTGTAGGAAATTTGGGTTTATATTTTGCATTATCTGGAGCAGCACAAATGCTAACCCCTACACCAAGCAACGAAAGCTTTGACGATCCAAATAGTTTTAATTTT